TAATAAATATATATGAGGCATTCAAGTTGATGGGAACCTCCGCTACTTTTTCTTTAAGTGGTACTAGTACAATGATAAATAAAAGTGGCGCACCCTTGTCAATGCCATATACTATCCCAGGTAATTCTAGTTTTGCAATTGCATTGTATGGTCCTCCTATATACTTGTTACGAGCAAATAACTTTAAGTTTACACCCACTTACGCCAATCAAAGAGCATTAAAATATGGCCCACGTAATGAGAGAAGAGAATCATATAGAAGGATGAGAGGTAATCCATGTCAGAGATAAGACAAGAACTTGTGGCAACTACCGGCCAATTTCAGGGGGCAGTTGACCTACGCAACATAGACTCAGGAGCGGCTAAAGCCCTGATGGGTACGTTCTCCAACAAGAAAGATACGCTTCCGACTTCGGCTGGTAAGTGGACGTTGACTGCCATGACTGGTGCTGATTTAACCAACGCACCATACACTGCTTTGGATGTGGGCAATTCCATCCACTGTTTAATTACGGTAGAAACCACAGCATCTTCAGGCACCAACTTAATTGGCTGGGCATTGTACGACAGTGCTAACGCCTTAATTGGTTTAATAGAACCCAAGGCTTTCATTCCTTCCACATATAGACGTGGAGCAGCCGGTCGTTATCAATGTCCTATTCTTATAGAGGACATATCATATGCCAGCAAGATAGCACCTGTGTGTTCTGTTTATGTTGCTGGTGCTGACCTAATAGTTTATGCAATGCCACTATAAGGAGGTGCCATGTTCGCCTTCTTTCCATATTTTGCTTATGAAGGGCAAATTGCTTCAACTAGTAAATTCTGTCCTGCGCTTTATAAAGGAGTAACACCTATGGCCATCAAAAATCAAGCACTTGTCTTATCCTATCTTGCATGGGATACTGTTAACAGTGTAGGCAAGACAGGAGATGCTGCCAATCACACTATTAAGATATTAGCAGATGGGTCTTTAATTACTCCTGCTGCCTCTCCTATACAAGCTGATATAGGATTACCTGGAGTATACAAGATTAGCTTGACTAATGCTGAAATGAACTATAATTGTATTACTTTGGGAGGGCTATCTAGTACAGCCGGAGTGTCTTTGATTCCAGTTACAATAGTTACAGAGAGAGGAGTTCTTGCTAATATTGCTGGTACAACTTTTGATACAACTACTGATTCATTAGAAGCAATTAGAAATCACGGTGATGTTGCTTGGGTCACTGGAGAAACTTGGAGTTAAAACAAAAATAAAAGGAGATTCACAAAAAATGTCTAAAGAAATTAAACTGAACGAAAAGACACAAGAGAAGGTTAAACAACTCTACAGTATCATGAAACAATCTGAAGCACAATTAGTGGGTTTATTAGAAACGTATTTGGATGCTATCGGTGAAAAGGGAAAGTGGCAAATCACTGAAGACTTAACCAAAGTTATTGTACAGGAAGCAGCCGTTGAAGATGATACTACCCAGGAGGGTACTGAATAATGGAATTTTTCCTTTATAAACCAGAAGAAGTAAAAATTGGGGATACCGTTATTGGTAATGCTAGAACTAGATTTAGGGATACTGTCTTTTCAGCACATTCTAATCAAATACCAACCCTAAATATTTATCCTGAAAAGGTTACAACATATTTAGATGGTAGAGATTTTTCGGAAGGCCTTGATGTGTTAAACGCATCAGTGGATGCAACAGAGTTAGGTAGATCCATAGATCTCTATCATCCTATTTTAGGAACAGTGGTTGGTACCATCACCATCGGAGAAATTATTGGTATTGTCTATTCACTCTGTATTGATACTGATAAGAGAAATGAAGAACGAATTGCTGCGGAATTAGCCGCGCAAGAAACAACAACTACGACAACTGTGTCGTAATAAAGGAGAAATTAAAATGCAAGAACAATTTACAAAAGGATCATTAAATGATTGGAATCTAGAACTTAATGTATGTTCGCTTAATGGGACACAGTATCCAGCACGCCCGGTTGCTGATCCTCCTTCATTCAGTTTTCCAACTATGCCATCTGGTAAACCGGGATTGAAAGTGCATCCCGGAAAATATTGGATGCTTGAAAATGGGCCCACTAGCCCTGCTCATAATGAGACAAATAAATACTTCCTTAGTGCGATGATTAATACTAAGGGTGGTGAAGTATCTTTGAAAACTTTGTGCCAGAAAGCTAATAATGGATATATTACTATCTATCTTAAGACAGATAAATTTAATGAATTAGGAACAGGCAAAGGAGTAGCTACAGGATACACTACAAATTGGATGCCTTTGAAATTCAATATTCCAGCTGGGCAATGTTTGATTACTATCTTCCTTTCAGGCGACGCTATGCAAACTGGTGCCGATATTAGTATTGATTCATTTGTGTTGCCAGACTAAAAATTTCTAATAATACATAGAAATAATATTTTAAAGTCGTTAAATATAAATAAAAAGGAAAGTAAATGAACATTTCGATCTATACACCAACTCACAATACTGAATATTTAAGAGATTTATATGATAGTATTAAAGATCAAAATTTTTTTGAGTGGGTAATAGTTCCTAATAATATGGCTGGATTTAATGATATTTATTCTTTATTACATTATGATAAACGTATAAAAATATATCCATATGAAGGACCTAATTCTACTTGGGTTGGTGCATTGAAGAAATTTGCTGTATCAAAATGTCTAGGTGATGTTTATTTAGAAGTTGATCATGATGATTTATTAACTAGCAATACTATAGCACAAGTTGATGCTGTTTTTACTCAGCGTTCTGAAGTTGGTTTTGTTTATTCTAATACTGTTGAATTTAGAGAAGCTGACGGTGGAATGATTCCTAATAATGAGTATCCTTCTGCCGCTGGCTTCTTATATCGGGATTTTGAGTATAATGGATTTCATTTAAAAGAAATGTTATCATTTCCGCCGAATCACATCAGTATATCTCAAATATGGTATGCTCCAAATCATTTACGGGCTTGGCGACGCGATGTATATCATGCAGCTGGTGGATATAATGAAAATATGAGAATATTAGATGATTTAGATTTAATGTGCAGAACATATTTTGTAACAGATTTTTATCTCATTAATGAGCCACTTTATTTATATCGAATTACCGGCAAAAATTCTTGGTTAAATCCTGAAATAAATGCAGAAATTCAAATTAATGTTCCTCGTATTTTTAATATGTATATTCGGGATATGGCGGCAAAATGGTCTGATTCTCATTCACTTTTTAAATTAGATCTTGGTGGTGCCTTTAATTGTCATAATGGATATACGTCAGTTGATTTAAAAGATGCTGATGTAATAACAGATTTAAATCAACCTTGGCCCTTTGAGGACAATTCAGTTGGTGTTATTATAGCTAATGATATTCTTGAACATCTCGCCGTTAAACTTCATGTAATAAAAGAAATATATCGAGTTTTAGTACATGGTGGTTTATTATTAGCACAAGTGCCTTCAACTGATGGTAGAGGGGCATTTCAAGATCCAACACATATTTCATATTATAATGAAAATAGTTTTTGGTACTATATCAATTCTGATTTAGCAAAATATATTGACACTCCAGTGAGATTTCAAAAGATATTCTTATCAACTGAATTTCCAACAGAATGGCATAAACAAAATAATATTTCTTATACGAGGGCTCAATTATTAGCTCTTAAAGATGAAAATGGAGTTCGATATCCAGGATTAATTCAGATATAACAGCAGTGAGGTCTTATGGATTTTAATATTATTGATATTACTAATAAATTTGAACATATGTTAAAAGAGGGATTGTTAACAGTTGAAAAAGATATTGATGACATTAATGATAAAATGCATAAACATAATTTAGAATATATGGAATTTAAAACAAAAGCCGATATAAAAGTTGCTTTAATTGATAAATTATTTGATGATTTAAAAACAGTTCAAACTTCGGTTTCTGAATTAAATAAAAAAATGGTTGAATATAATACTAAAATGACCATATATATTTCTATTTTCAGTATTATTGCAACAACAGCTGGTGGCTTATGTGCTTATTCATTAGATAAAATTATTATGATTAGTAATTTATTAGGTAGAGCGGGAATTATATTAATTTCAAAATAAACTTAAATTATAGGTGTTATATATATGTCAATAGAAGATGGATTTAATCAGCCGAAAAAAAGCAGATTAAAAGAGTGGATGGAAAAAAATCATCAAGATATTTCCCAATTAAAAACTTTAGCCATTGGCATTCAAGAAAAAGAGTTAGCATTTCAAAATGAATTTAGAAATATTAAAACAATATTCCACACTTGTCCTATGCCATTATTTATTAAAAATAAAGGACATCAATATATTGAAGTAAATAAAGCTTTTGAAATATTTCTAAATATGACTAATGAACAAATTATTAATCGAACAAACGAAGAAATATTTACTGATAAAAAACTGAATGAACAATTATTTGAAATAGAAAAGAAATTATTTGAAAATGGTGGGATTGATTGTTTACATGTTTGTCATATTAAAGAATATCAATTTCGTTATTGGACAATACATGAAACAACTTATCGTAATATAACTACTTCAGTTTCTGGTATTGTTGGATATATACAAAATACAACTAAATTTATTAAACAATATAAAATTTATAAAAAAATTATGAATATTTCACCAGTTCCAATGATTCTAATTTCAAAAAATAATAAAATATTAGATATAAATCAATCTGCATTAACTTTATTAGAATATAACCCATTAGATTATAACAATCATAATTTTTATAATTTAGATATTATACATGAAAATAAAGATACTCATGAAATTGAAATTAAATATAGCAGTGGCGAAAAAATAAAAAATAATATTGTATTTAGTCCATTTATTGTAACTGATTGTGAATATACATTAATTAGTATTTTATAACGAGGGATAAAAATGGAAGAAATAAAAACACCATTTACTGATTTTATTAATAATATAAAAAATTCATCTTTAACAACAAAAACTATTGTTGGTGCTATATTATTTGTAATTATAGTAGTAGTTATAAATGTGACATTTGCCAAAAAATATGTCGAAGCCCAAATAGTTCAAACAACAACTACACAAGTTCAAAAAGCTATCGATAAATCAACGAAAGGCCAAATTCAAACATTACAAGATCAAATTACAGCATTAAATAAAACTATATCTGAAAATGATAAAAAAAGAAAAGAACTCGATACTAAATTAGCGGGTATTAATAAAAGAAAAGCTGCAGTTAAGAAACCACAAAATAATGCTGAAATAGTTGGTCGGTTGGGAGGTCATGGTTATGAAGTTATTAGTGAGTAATTTATTACTTATTTTTTTATTACTTAATATTATCTCTCCATCATTAGTATCCGCAAAAACAATTGCACCATTATCTCCTAAAGTATGTTTTACAGAAGAAACAGCTGCACAATTAACTGTTGATCTTGATCAATGTGAAATACAAAAAGAAGAAATTGAAGTAGTTAAACAACAGAATGTTTTATTAATACAAAATATTGAATTATATAAAAAAGAAATTGAATTACAAAAGCAACAAATTGAAGTATTATTACAGACGGTTAATGATTATAAAGGATTAGTTAAAACTCAACAAGAACAATATACAAAAATAATTGAAGATAATAAACCATCAACCATCAAAACTATAATTAATTACATTGCAATTGCTGCAGGTGGATTTGTTATGGGAATGCTACTACACTAAAAATACAAAAGTGAGGATTTAAGAAAATGGCAAATGTAGAAAACAAAAAATTGGTATGTAAAGATTGTAATTCTGAATTTGAATTTGCTGCTGGAGAACAATTATTCTATACAGAGCGACAATTTCCCGATCCTGTTCGATGTACTGTTTGTCGTAAAGCTAAAAAGAGCAAGCAGGAAAAAACACAACAACAAGCAGCATCTGCTTAATACATGCCAAGAAAAAGATGTTACATTGGTTCTAAAAGATGTTCAAAAGGTGAAAAAAGAATATCTGATTTTCTATTAGAATATAATATCGTTCATAAAAAAGAACAGACTTTTTCTACATGCCTAAGTAAAAAAGGTAATCCATTGAGGTTTGATTTTTATTTGAATGATTATAATATTTTAATAGAATATCAAGGACAACACCACTATAAACCCATAAATAAATATCGCCGAGCAAAAACAGTTCATAATCAGACTGTGATTCATGATAATATTAAAAAAGAATTTATAGGACTTCATAATCTAACATTAATTGAAATACATTATTCTGATTATGATAAAATTGAAAGTATCTTAAAAGAGAAGTTAAACCTAATTTAAGGAGAATCTATTATGTTTGGACCGGACGAATTAACTGAAGTAAGTTCTAAAGATATGGGGGATTTCGATAGTCCTACTGAAGGTCATTCAGTTGCTACTATTTATGGTATCCCTAACGATTTAGATCAGGCATTTGATAATGTTGGTGGTAATGTTGAAACTATTGAGATTGACGGCAAATTTGAACCATTCTTTAAATAAACATAAACATGGGGAGATATAATCAATTGATCATATCTCCCCAAAATAAAAAGGAACATAAAAAAATGCAAACAGAAATTATAGATGAAATTAATGAAATGCCTAAACTTAATGGGAATTCAACAATACCGAATATTAATGAAATTAGATCGAGACAACAAAATCGGAATGAAGAACGAGAAAAACAAAAAGAATTAGAAAAAAGAAAAAAATATTTAAATTCTTATGTTCCTCGTTATGAGTTAATGGCTTTAGTTAAAATTTTAGAATCCATTAAACAAAGATTATTTCAATCGGAAATTCTTAATGCAGCATTAGAAAGAATTATTGTTGATAATAAAATTGCGACAAGAGATGAAATTAATAATGCGTTTACATTTGAAGCAAAACGATCACAAATATTTACTGAAATAAATAATAATACTAATAATTATGATGATCGAATTACTCAATGTACTGAATATGAAATTGATATAAATGTCACTTCAATTCCACAACAAATTTTAGATGATGCTATATTAACAGATGAGCAAAAAATTTCATATGCATTAAGTAATAATATTCAAATTCTTTTAGATCATTTTTCCGATAAAATAAATTCACAAGAACAATCTAATCTTATTTTATTCCCGGATAAAAAGATCATTTTAATGGAACAACAACCTGCGAAAGAATTGATTTTATAAAAATAAAGATGATATAGTTAAAACCTATATCATCTTTTTTAAGGAGTATATATGTCTAATTTTTTGCCGGGAAATCTAAATTCACGAGTACATAATGCATTTGAAAATTTAAAAGTAACTGCTCAGAAAATACCAAATTTAACAGTTAATATTTCACCTGGTGGTTTTTGGAATTTATCAGACATAGATTCTGTTTATATTAAATTTAATGGAACTACAACTAATGCTATTGAAGCTCCATTATTTCATAATAGGTGGTCAGTAATTTGTTTAACAGTAGAAGGATTAATAACTATTATTCATGGTGAAGAATTAAATCAACCAATTTTGCCGCATCTCCCTATTAATCAAATTCCTTTAGCCGCAATTTATTTTACTCAAGATACAATAGCTATAACTTCAGACAATATTTATGACATTAGATCTTTTTTAGCTAATCCTTCACCTTCAACAAAATCTAAAATTAATATTGCTGTTAATAATACATCTGTTGGTGTAGTTCATAATATAAATTTTAAAACTGGTGATAATATAACTTTTACAACAGAATATCATGAAGAAACAGATAACTTAGATTTAATTTTTACTACTATAGATACTGTTGCTCAATCTTCAGATACTGTTGTTGAATTTAATTCTTTTAATTTAAACCACACTGCAGGATCATCACAAGAATTTTCTAGAGGTGACCATTCACATGGATCACCAGAAAATCCTATAATTCCACATTTAGAATCATATAATCATGAATATCTTGCCGATATTCCCAACATATTAAGTGAATTATCTTTTATTAAATTGACTCTAACTAATATTTTAGGTGGTATTAATGGGGGACATGCAAATACTATCTAAAATATATGAGGTAAATGACATGATTAAATGTAAATTTATATATGGGGAAACAACATTTGAATTACAAAAATTAGATATTATAACTGTTGATGGTAAATTATTTAATCCATTGCATTGGGTAATTCAATGGAGAGGATTAGATTCTGCCGTTCATAATTTAACTGCTTTGGATTCCAATGGTAATTGTTTAAGCCCCCAAATAGGCGGAACAAAAATAGAACACATTAGTGAATATTTTAATAGAAATATTACAATACATCGATTTAAATATTTAACATCAGAAATAGAAAATACCTTTAATGAGATACAGAAAAATAACAAAGGTTATGATTTAAAATTATGGATTTTAGGCGGTATTTTTGGTTTAACTTGTAAAAAATGGGTAAACGAATCTAAACAATATATATGTTCTGAATTACCATATTGGGCAATTCAAGAAAATTTTAAATTAACTCCAAAAGATGAAACTTTGCCGATGCCCAGATTTTTTAGATATAATCCATTTTTTGAAAAGATTTATGAAGGGAATTGTGGAGCACATTTATTTCTAGATTGAATATATAAATTTTTATGAACCCTTGGGCGATTCAGTTTGTTATAAAAACAATAACTATATTTATAGGGATTAAAACATGGAAATACTTAAATTAAAGGGTGATATTATGCCGGAATTAGCGAAAATAAAACAATTAGAAGAACAATTTTTTTCTAATGTTATTGATTTATTAGATACTCAACAAAAAACTTTAATTGAAATGATAGAACAAACAAAAATTGAAACTATAAATGAAATAAAAGACGAACTTGCCGATATTAAAAATTTTATAAACAATCTACACCCATGTACTATTATGTTAGAAAGAATAATTAATGAGATTAAATTAGTAAAATAGGAGTAAATATGAATAACCCACTATATGGAGATGAATATAGAAAAATATTATCTAATTTTGCAACTTTAAAGGTAGAAGCTTTAAATATGCCAAATATGGTAGTTCAAATAAGTGCTGGTGGTTTTTGGAGATATACTATTGATGGTGCTAAATATATTGAATTTCCTGGTGGTTATTCACCAATAATAACTGCCCCATTAACTGGTGCAAAGTGGGTTATTATAGCAATAACAGAATCAGGATTAATTATTAATTTAGATGGAACAAATATTGATTTTCCTAGCATACCTAGATACAGAACTCCATTAGCAGCAATTTATGTACAATCAACTACACAAAAAATTACTAACGATATGATTTGTGATATTCGACCATTGTTTGATATGATTATAAGATTTCATGATGATTTATTCGGTCGAGAAGAAGTGGGGTGTCATCCAATTGAAGCAGTAGTTGGATTAACTGAAATATTAGATTCTTTAATAAATAATGAAACATTTCAATTAAATTTAGATGAAAAAGCAGATGTTGATGGAACAACTTCAACTACTTTTACTTTAAATAAAGATCAAACCGGCACACCCTCTAGTAATGTATTAATAGAAGTAGAAAGAGGGGATGAAAATAATGTATCAATTCAATGGAATGAAACAGCAAAATCTTGGCAATTTACTAATGATGGTGTTGATTGGTATAATTTAACAGGTACTCTAGTTTAATTTTGGAGTAAAATATGTCTGATACTAATTTATATAATACGCCAGAAAATTGGCGTCAGCTCAATCCTATTTTAGAAAAAGATGAAATTGGTTATGAAGTAAATTATGATGGAGTTTCAAATAGATGTAAAATTGGTAATGGAATAATGCCCTGGAATTTTTTACCATATTACAGGTCAGTGGTTCCCGTTGGTAGTTCACAAGGAGTACAAGGTCCTCCTGGAGTACAAGGTCCACAAGGTGCCGGAACTCAAGGTCCACAAGGCGCGTATGGTGGTCCACAAGGAGAAATAGGTTTCCAGGGGTTTCCAGGGGAAATTGGTAACCAAGGACCACAAGGAGATATAGGTTTACCAGGACCACAAGGCTCTCAAGGAGCACTCACAAGACAAATTCCACCAACATCCGCGACTGCCACTGGTGTAGCTGGAACTACTTTTATAGGAACTGATAATTATTTATATCATTGTTCAGCAACTAATACTTGGGTCAGAACTTTAATGTCAACATGGTAATAAAATTTAGAGGAGAAATATATGTCTGATCAACTTAAATTACAAACAGCAGTTACGTTTGTGCAACAAAGTCCACCAGAAACCGTTCGGTTAATTGATACTGAAAGAGTTTGCATGCCTACTGGTTATGCCAATGGTATGTTAACTTTAAATAGTAATGATGTTGATGTTATGATTGTTGATGGTGCTAATATTTTTATTATGACTGCATGCAAAGGTATTACTCTTAAGATTGGCACAACTACAGCATTGCCACTATTAAATCTTACTGAATTTTCTTATCGTGGACAAAAAACCGTATTCTTTATTTCTAATCCAACTACAGAGGCGATTGCTGTTAAATATGCATCAGCGAGTGAATAATTATGATATCTATTTCATCTTTATTTGAAATATCATTTGGATTATTAACTAACTTTGCAAATAAAAACCAAGAGAATGCAAAACAAGGTCAATATATTAGAGATAACGCGATTAAAGGTTTATCAAATATAGATAATAGATCAAATACTGCAGAAATGGATCATTCAATACATAAAAATAATCTATCATTTGGAAATGGTTTACTTAATACTACAACCAGAAATAATCAACGAATGGACGAAATAAAAAATAGATTAAATATGAGATCACAACCTAATTATAAATCTTCACCTGAATATGAAAAAAGTAAGTATATAACTTCAAATATTAAAGGTATGTAAAGAGAGTAAGATAAAGAATTTGGAAAAATAAAATATAGGAGATTAATTATATGCTTTCAATATGTGAAAGTTTTTTTGACGATGCAAAGCAAAGATTTAAAAATTTTGCCGATACTACTGTTATTAAAACTAATGATGCTATTGCTAAAGGTGTAACTGCTGGATTACCAGTTTATAATAAATTAAAAGAAGATGCTAAAGTTAAAAGTATGGAGTATGTGCAAAAAGGTAAACAAGCATATAATACAGGATTGGATCGATTAAAAGTATAGGAGAGAAAATTATATGATTAGTTTATATGAAATATTTAGTGATACAGCACCAACTACTATTAATTATCCGGGTATGAAAAAAGAGAACTCTGAAACATCTATACATACCCATGGGAAAAAGAAAAAGAAGATTATATCTGAATACAGCAATTCTTTCTTTGATGGTATGGCAAATAAAAATAAACAAGATTATATTTATAATAATCACGAATCAGAAAAATTAGGTACACCAGCACAAAAAACAGAATATGCTAATAAAAGAGAAATTGCTCTTAGAAATTTACCACGAGTAGAAAATTTAAGAAAACGAGAAGAAGAAAATAGAAAAACTCGAATACTCAATAAAGTTAATAAACCTTTTTATTTTGCTCAAAATAAACCTGTTTAATTTAAATAGGAGTTCATAATGTATGTTCATAACTTCTATGCTGATCTCCTTTTATCTATACGAATGTTATATGATAAATATGTTTTTGAAAATGATAAATATATTAAGAGATATGAATTCAATATTGGAAATAGAACATTTCAATTACCTTATGACTTAAAGCCAAATTTTGAATTTCCTAATATGATAGTAACTCTTAATGATGAAAATTCAGCATTTGGTCAGAAACCAGAAGTTTCCCAAAATATAAAAGGTTGGAATATTGATCAAGTTCCAGTATTATGGAATGAAACAAATAATAGTATTATTTATGTTCAAGAAGAAATGATTTTAGTGCCAATTACTTCTTCTATTAATTGTGAATCACAACTACAAGCTAAAGAAGTAGCTAATGTAATTAAACGTTGGTTACCTAATAACAAGTTTATACAATTTTTGGAATTTGTATCATTTTTAGAATTATCTAAAGATTTTCTTTCCATTAATGATTTTAATCCCGATATACAAAAAATCAATAATATCTATCAAAAGATTAATAAAAGAAGTGGAGATTTGGAATATTGTTTTGGAATGCATTATAAACCTTTTATTAGATTGGATTCGATTTCAACTACAATTCCAGATTCTTCACAACGATCATATCAAGTAACATCAGAAGTTACATATATGATACAAGAACCTTTATATTTATATAATGATCAACTTCCTAATAGTCCTGTTGAAAGAATTAATTTTGCCTTAGGTGTTTCATCTGGATTTGAACCGATATCCACTATACCTGCTTTTAAAATTTTAACTAATACTACTGCTGATGATAGTGGCTTTATTAAGAAAAAAATAATTTTTTATGAAGACTTATCTATTTTAGATAATCGTCTTATTGATATGGTTGTTTTATTAAAAAATGAAACATATAAAAAATCTGATAACTTTACAGTCTATAAAAAAGTAGATGATATTTTTTATATACGAATTAATGATAAAAAATATCAGATAGCTCTTTCCGCATTATCCGAAACTCCATCTAAAATTTCTATAAATGATGATGATACTTTATCTATTACAATGGATAGTAATTATAATATTACAGTTTATCTGCATCGGAAGTTAAAAATCTTTCCGGTAATATTTAATACTAATGATTTTATTTTAACAACTGATTATGAATATGATATTATAACAACAGATATTAATACGGGAAAATCAAATATTGTATATAATTTTAAAGATTATATTTTAGATGAAGAAAAGAATAGTATTAGTATTTCTTTTTTAAATAGTGAATGGAATAAGATTTTTCCAACTTTATTAAGACCATTTATCATTCAATTTTATACGAAACAATATCCAGAAAAATCTAATTCTGATTTAGCTAGTTCGGATATATTAAATGTTAAAATTATTAACAATCAAGAAACATTAGTAGTAATTACATGGGCTACTATTCCATTAACAACTTCACAAATTGAATATGGAATAGATGAAACGTATGGATTATTTTCTAATAAAGATGAAAAGTTTACTAAAGTTCACAGAGTTATGTTATGTGGATTAACTCCTAATACCCAATATCATTATCGTGTTAATACTATTGGGCAAAATTATCAACCTATAGTATCTAATGATATAATATTTACGACAATCGGGAGTTCTGTATGATTTCAATAATGAAAATTTTAAGTGAAGCAGATGCCTATTATCAACCAGGAACAAAAATCCCATTACCACCAAGACCAACTTATGCACCACGTCAAGGAACAGTAGCTCAACAACCAATGATTGCACAACCACAACAAGTTCAACAACCACATGTTGTGACAGTTACTACACCACAACCAGTGCAACAACCAGTTTTGCAACCACCACCGATTGCAATACCTCCCCAAGTTGCTCCACAACCACTTATTGTTCAACCACCAAGAGCCGCTGGTATGCCTGCAACTAATGTTGGACAACAAGTAGCAGATAAAGCAAAACAACAAGTTGAATTAATTAAGCCAATACAGAAAAATTTAACTGCTGGTGAACATGCTGCTGCATTGGCTGAAAAAGGTGTTCGCGGAGCAGGTCAAGTTGCTGGTGATTTAACACATGGTATTGGCGATGTAGCAAATGCTCATCCAGGTGTAGCCACGGCAGTAACTGGTGCATTGGCGGCATTGGGAATAAATAAATATCTGAAGAGAAATAATCAATAAGGAGAATTTTGATCATGGCTTTTGAATTTGCAAAAAATGGTGTTTTAGAAGAGGGTTGGAAAGGCAAAGCTGCAGTGGGTGCTGCTGGATTAGGAGCTTCTTTATATGCTGCTAAAAAATTAGGTGATATGGCAAGTGATGCTGCTGATGGTGCTGGTAAATTTGCTCTTAAGAAAACTGGATTAACTACACAGACAGCAGCTGATGCAGCAGCTAATCAAAAGTTTACAGAAGGTCAAATTGCGGGGAAAAATGCAGCAGCGGCAGCAGCTAAAAAAGCAGCAGAAGAAAAAGCTAATGTAGTAACACACACTGATACTAATGGTACTGGTGAACATGTAAATGCAATAGCACAAAAAGGAATAAAAGGTGCTGCTTCAGTTGCTAGTGATGCAACAACTGCTATTGGTCATGGAATTGATACTCATCCTGGTGTAGCAGCGTTAGCAGCAGGCGCAGTTCTAGGCGCAGTTCTTCGTCGCCGTAGACAAAATCAGGGTCAATAAAAATAGAAAATATCTTGGAGGATTTTTAAATGTTTAATACCTTATATCAAACGTTAGGTCCAGTTTTATTTGAACAAATTATTATTGAATCTGTTTGTGACTATTGTTTATATGAAAATAAATTAGAAGAAACAGTACAATCATTTGAAGCCCAAACATTTGATGATGTATTCTTCTCTAATATTACTCCTTATTTTATGAAAAATTTAGGTATTTATAAACCTGAATTATTAGAAGAAACAGCAAATCATGCATTTCCCGCTGATCGTTATGGATTAAATAATGTAGCCAGTACTAATGTTCGAACTGGACAAATTAATGCGAAAAGTAGTCCAGCTAGTAAAAATACACAAAACAATAATACTGGCAATACTGTATCATCTCCTAAAAAAGATAATCCGGATACTGCAATTCCCACAATTAATCCTACACACGAAGCAATAACAGAAAATCTTTTCTATTTTGATGCAAAAGATAAAGTTATTAGTGGGGAAAATAAAATAATCCCAATTCGTATTACTCCGGAAGTATCTACAGCAAAACCAGGTTCTACAGCTGTATTTCTTTGTGAAGCAATTGCTAATGGTATTAACCAAGCAATTGATGTATTAGAAGAAGCTCGTTGTAGTAAAATGAATAAAGCAGTTAAAGCTGCTGCTATTGCTGGTGGTTTGAAAAAAAAAGTTTAAATGAATCAATAGATCCAGAATCAAAAGAACAACTTAATAAATTATTAACAATAAATGCTGGGCTTAGTGTTGCTGGTATGGCAACATTAGGAACTGCAGCATTATTAGCAAAATTAAAAAATAAAAAGAAGAAAAATAACTAAATTTACTCATAGAGTAAAAACATCAATCTAAGAGGAGTTACAAATGGACATCAACAAAATCATCGAAGAATCAATCAATGCCGTTATTGGTGAAACTACCATCATGGAAAGTTCTGAAGTAGTTGAAGAATCAGTAGCTTCGAAAGTTAAAGAAGCCGCAGATAATGCTGGTATTGCTACTCATCTTAAAGATGTCGACCCGGCTAAAACTGGTGCATTAGCTGCTGCGTTAGCAGCTGGTGTTGGTGCGGTTGCCCTTGCTAAGAAACTTCGTTCTTCTGGTCAGAGGAAGCGAATTCAAGGTAATTCTCCTTCTGCTGGTGTTGTTCCTGGATTGAATGCTGCCGAAGCAGCAGTAGAAAAAGCAGCAGCAGTACCTGGTAAAGCAGCTAAAGCAGCTAGAGCTGCTGGTACAAAATTAAAAACTCGTGCACAACATGCTGCAAGAACTGCCGATTTAAATTATAATTTTGCTAAAGGTGTATTGAAAGATAAAGCCAACCAAGCGTTAGATAAAGGCTACGGTACATTAAAAGCCAAAATGAAATAATTAATGAGGTAATTATGTGGAATTTTATTACCGAAATTAAAACAATTGATGATGCAGAAAGAGAATTAAATAATAGAAATTATGATAAAATAGTTAATTTTAAAAAAAATAAAGATGATGATTCTAGAATTCGGGCATATAAAAAAGGTATGAAGGCTGCTAATAAAGATGATGATTCTAGAATTCGGGCATATAAAAAAGGTTTGGCTGCTGCCGATAAAGAGGATTTAAAAAAACGAACTTCGAAAACATTTAAACAGGGGTATGAAAGCGAACGAGAACATTTAAATCCTTCTTTAAAAGTCATTAAAAAATCAGCAAATGAGCAAATGTTTACTACCCATCTTAAAGATATAGATCTACATAAAACAGCAACATTGGTAGCTGCATTAACTGCTGGAGCAGGAGCTGTTCATCTTGCTAGAAAATTTTATAAAGCAAAACATCATAAAGAAGAATGAGGTAATTAACATGTGGAATTTTATAACTGAAGGTATAAAAGAAAATCTTGAAAAAGCAGCAGAAAATTTACAAAATCCAGATGTTGTAACCGCATTACAAGATGAACAAGCTGAAAAAATAAATCATATTGCACGTAAAGTTAGTGAAAATGTAAGACATGCCACGACTCCATCTTCTGATTTATTTGAACCAATTAGACATGGAGGAGCTGTTGCAGGTGAAGAATATAGACATTTTACTACATCTCATGGTTTAGATCCTCAAAAAACAGCGGCATTATCTGCAGCTATAGCAGCTGGAGCTGGAGCTGTTCATCTTGTTAGAAAATTACGTAAAGCAAAACATAAGTAATTTTTACAAAACTATTTTAAACAAACTATTGGAGGAAGTAAAAATGGCTACACGAGTCGATGCAATTCTTGAAGCAATGGGCGAAGATGTATTTACTGAAAACGAAGAAGTGATCAGTGAAATGATCGAAGAAGTAAATGAATTTCCTAAATATTTAAAAGCATTCGTTTTAAATAACCCAACTGAATTCATTGGTGAATCAGTTGAAGAGACTTTCAAAAATGTTCGTCTCTTTTCGGAAATTTCAACTGCTCAATATATGACTGAGCTTTCTCATATTTATGCAGCTGATGTTGAAGAAACTGAAGTTGTTGAAGAATCAAAAATCGAAGATTATCTGTAATTTTTGTAAAAGGGAAGATAATATGATCGACAAAACAGATCTTCCACATTTAGTTACTGCTGCTGTTGTAGCTGGTCTAGCTATAACAGCAGCTAAAAAATATCATGATCATGTGAAGAAAAATAAGATACTTAAAAAGCAAGGGTTTAAAATTCATAATCATTCTTATATCCCTTCAATTGATCAAGTTGTTGATGTATCTACTAATATAATAGATACTCTTGCGCACTCTAAATTTAGAGGTAAAAAATAATGGTATCTATATGCGAAAGTTTATTTAGAAATAGTGTTGCTAATATTTTGCCGAAATTAGCAAAAACTCATACTAATATTGATACTAAAGCTAATCAAGCTGTTAACGTTGCTGCAGTTTCTAATCGGAAAACTATTGTTAATGGTGATCCAAATTTTGGTAAAAGACGATTTAGATTTAAATATTAAAAACAAAAAAAGCACCGGTAAGATTCAATTACGAATCTTACCGGTGAAAGTTTAATTTTCTTCATATTCAATTAAGTAATGATATTCATTCAATAATTCAATTAATACTGGACATTGGATTGGATCTTTTTTAAATAAACAAATTGGACAACTTTCTAAATGAGCTTCTATTATAGATGGAATATATTTAATTTTCATATTTAGTTCATTTTAATGTTAAGTATATTACCAATTGCATTATCAATAGCTGGTAACTTACCACCTTTAGTAATGATGAATGTTAATGGGGTATTATTTTTAATCCAATCATATCTAGAAATAATATTTTCAATATCAGAATAACCATCTGTTAATGATATTACCATACTTAGATCATCTTTTTTCTCTTTCCAAAATTCTTCTTCAATTTTAGTAAAAACTGGTTTGTGTGATGTTCCACCACGACCATGATATCCTTCTTTTTTAATAAATTCATAAAACTGATATATATTATCTTTAGTAAAAATTTTATGTTGTTGTACATTTACATCGTGTACGAGAAGATGTATTTCTTTAAAATATTTCATACTCATTTCAATTATATGAGAAAATTTTTTAAGTTCACTAGTATTAACAGAACCTGAAGAATCTGCCGTTATAATTAACATACCTACGCCTTCGACATCTTCGGTCATTGTGTACCCAGGTAATGTTAAATCAAGAGCAATATAAAATTTATTAAGTACTCTCCAACTACGATCATCTGGTTTCATTATAACATTTGTTTTAATTGATCGTTCAACTAAAACATGCCAAGGAATTTCAACTTTAAGAATATTATCTAAATACTCCTTAATAAAAGACGACACAGCACCTTTTTCTTTTAAATTTTCAAATACTGCTCTTGATTCGGCAACAAATTGTTCAATTAATGATTGTTCACCAGGATCTAATTGACCTTCAAGACCTTGAACTTCTGGATTAGTAATAAATAATTCGTTATCATTTTTATCAGAAACATGAATACCACTTTCTGAATCTGGTCTATGATAATTAAAATTTTGTTTAGCACTACTATTTATAATCCAATCATACGCTTGTTCAGTTGTACAATTTGGTAATTCTTTTTCTAATTGATCTATTATATTGTAAATATTTTGATATGGTTGGAGTTTATTTATATTTTTTAGAAATCGGTCAATAGTATGATCACCAGCAATATTAAATGCATCATGATTTCTATCACCTACCCGAAGTCCATGTTTATTTAATATATGCATTAGTTCGTGACATATAAGAAATGCAAGATTGGCAAAATTATAATCTTCTTTTTCTATAAAATATTGATTGATAATAATTTCACCACTTTCCACTTTATTCATATCATTTTGAGCAAATAAAACTTGACCTTCAATTTCTGGACGATTTAAATCTCTAATAACCCAATTGAATTTATTTGCCGACATACCAAAAAATATTAACTCATTTGTAAATAATAATAGTTTACATTTTCTAATTTTAAGATCTATTGTATCTCCCATAAATTAACTTCCAAAATCAAGATTTAATTCAGAAACATCTTTTAAAACACTTCTAACCAATATTGGATCTATTTTTTGAATTTGGGCAATAATATTTCTAACAATATTTTTCTTACCCAATGATTTTTCTAATTGAGACATTTCTTTAATCATCATAACAGATAAATCTGGTGAATTATTCATAAACAATGAAATTAAATATGCCATAGCATTTAATGATTTTTCTCTTTCTTCTTTGCCTATATAGAAGTTAGTTAAAGCAAAAGCTAATGCATATTTTCTTACACTTTCAGATGGTAATTCGTATGTAGAATAATTATTAAAGATATGTTCAATATCAAATTCAGAATAAATTTTATAATAAGTAATAAATTCTGAAGCTGCTTCTTTTCCTACATAACCAGTACCAAGATATAAACAAGTATCAGTACTCATATTCTTTTTATACCAATTTTCTCGACTAGTAATTTCACTAGCAAAACGTGTCCAAGATCTTGGTGATCCCCATGCTTTATCAACTTGTTCTTCTTCATGGAAGAATTTTTGATACTGAAGATTACTCAAGAATGAAAGAATCGCTGGATGAAGATTATTTTTAATTGCATAATTAATTTTCCAATTATTAAAATCAGTATAAACTGGCATTAAACAACATCGATTAACAATAGCACTAAACATAGTTTTGGCACCAGATTTATTGCTAGTATTACCAGCCATTACAATTGCACAATTATTTGGTAATTTATAACTCCTCAATGTTCGTTCTGTTAAGAGTTCATATAGTAATGCCATATGAACTGCACTTAATAAATGAGAATCATCTAATAACCAAATCACACAACCTTGTTCTTTACCATCGACAATTTTAGAATATTTTTCTGACATTTCAAATAAAGTTTTCATAATATCAGGAAATGACCAAACCGTTCCTAAAATATCTTGTCCATTAATTTTAATTCGTTCAAATTGTGGAATGCCTCCTGTTTCTTCAAGAGGTTTAAGTGCCAAGTGAGTAGATAAAACGCCGAATCCATAAGTATCACATAAACTCTGAATACTGGCCGTTTTTCCACCACCCGGTGCGCCACATATAAATGGAATACCAACATCTACGTTATGTGTTTGTAAAACACAATTTTCTACAACTAATCTAATTACCTCATTTAACGGTTTTGAATCTTTTAACTCATCACTCATCAACATGCTTTTGATCTCCTTTTGTTTTGATGTTAAAATAAAAAACTTTTACGAAAAAATAATATACTTTTATTATTTCTATATGAAAAAATAGAAAATTAAAACTAAAGGTGATGATTATGTCTAAAGGCAATGATACATCAATATTATCTAATTTTTTTAATAATCAATCTCTTAACATACAAAGAATTTTTACAGAGTTTAAAAAACCACGGGTGCAAAATGTATTTTTTACTAATTTAATATTATTAAAATCAAATAGTGATTATTATGATTTTGTTAGTGATAGTTGGTATCAGCGACCAACAGTTTTCTGTTTAGATGTTTATAATGAACCACAAATTTTTCCGGTAATCATGATGGTTAATAATATAAAAACATTCTTTGAGTTTACTCCTACAAATTTTAATCAAATGTCGGATGGTCGCCGAATAATAATATCGCCACATTATAGTACAATTTTAGAAATTTTAAATACGTCTAAATCATAATAAATTGCTATTTATAGTTAGAGGAGAGTTGGTATGTTTACCCTTGATAAGATTTCAAAACAATCGACATTTTTTTCTGATTCACAAGCAAATAAAACATTTCAATCAGACGAAGAAAAAATGTTATGTATTATTAGAAATAATAAATCAATAAATCAATATAATAGATTTGATTCTGATTTTTCAACATATTTACAAAAGTTACCTTCTGGAATAGTTAAAAATAAAGTTTCAGATATTATAACTCGTAAAATAATTTATTTAGCAGTAGCTAAAAATAAATTAGATAATGTTTTTAGTAAAGTGGTTATAACTGATAATAAATTATCTCAAATACTTTTATCTACCCAACAATTAAATATAGATCCTGAAACAGGAATAACTAAAAGTATTGATGAATGTGTTTATTCAACTTATTTTTCTTTAATTAGAGCAGCTATTATTATTAATAAAAAAGAAATAAGACAAGATATTAATCTCCATAAATTACTAACTACATATCTATATTTATTATTTTTAAAAGCAATAGGTTCTGATAAATTATATAATGATAAACAGAAAACTTTTGTTCATATACTATCAATCTATTTATTTTATAAATGTTATCTTAAAGAAAAACATGATTTCATTTTATCAATTATTCGAAGAGATTATGGATCATTTGTCAATAAAACTTTTTTTGAAGAATTTGTTCCAACTTTAGATGAATTAAAAAATTACGATTCTATTAAAGATTTTCCAAAAATGTTAATTGATGCAAAGATACTAAATATTCACCCTAATATTATAATCATTCAATTGCTCAAAATGTTAAATCCCATGGGGTTTTATTGTTTAATTGGTCCATTTGATTATTTTATAGCAATGGTAATTTTAAGTAAATATCCAATTGAATTTATATCAAAGGGTGCATTAATAAATGAAAAACTTCAAACTTCAATAGAAGAACTCATAATTAAATATATTGATAAAATTAATTATGAAATTTAAGGAGTTGAATTATGGCAACTACTACAGTGGCAACTACCACCACTACGACTTCAAGGTATAATTTTTTATTACCTATGAATAAACATGATTATGATCAATATTTATTATCAAATGAATATAGTGTTGAAACAGCTGAATTATTATTAATTGGTTTAGATTTTGATCCATTGTATAATATTGATGAACAAATTGATGTCAATTCTATATTGTTGAGTTTACCCGGAAATACTAATTTATCATTACCAACTGAAACAAAAATTGCGTTTAAAACTAATGAAATTGATTTTGGAGATAAAGTTATTTTAACATTATTTTCTACGATTGCTTTTATTTGGAAATGCACTGATAGTAATAGTTCAGTTAAATATGTTCTAGATCCTATAAATCAACATTTTGATATTAGTTCACTTGAATCTTTAATATTACCTGGTCATATTACTACCACTACAACTATTGCAGTAACATAATAGTTTTAAAATTTTAGGAGGATTTTTTAAATGTCACAACTACAGTATAATAATAAACAGTGTAATGATTTTTATTTTGAAGTTTCGCGAGGTGATGTAGTTCCATATACTAATCGATGGTTAGTAGGAAAATTGCGACAAACATCAGGTCTTCAACAAATTTGGAGTAGTAATTCTGGATCATTAGTAAGAGCAACTGCTGAACATATTTTAATGATTTCCTCAACCTCTACAGAAGATACTACTCAATCATTATTAATTGAAGGTGTTGATGAAAATTATACATATATAGCAGAAAATATTACATTAAATGGAAAAACTCCGGTTCTCACTCAAAAACTTTTCTTTCGAGTTAATTTTATATCTTTAAATAATCCAACTATTGGTAGTGTTTATATTTATTATCCATTAACGGGAAATACTGTCACCAATGGTATTCCAAGTATGGCGTCTGCGATTCAGGGAATTATACATCCTGGTGATTTATCAGCTTTTAATGCATTTTTTACTTGTCCTCGAGATAAGAAAGTTTATATGTCTAATATTTGCTATTCCGCAACTGGTGGAGTAGATGCATTGGGCAATAATTCAAATGTAGTAGTTTTAACTGGTAAAATTTATTATTATTTAAAATTATTAGGTGAGAGTGAATTTAAAAGTCAGTTAGAAATTAGATTTTTAGTTAGCAGTACTGGGCAATGGGATGTAACAAATAAACCTTTTTATATTCCACCTTGTGCTGAAATTGAGTTTAATTTTGATCTTTCACCAACTGGTGCACATGATGTTGATATAGATTTATATTCTGTTTTAATATTTGATACTAATGATGGTCCTCCATTGATGACAAATATTATAACAAAGCCCGAATATGCAAATTATTTAACCACCAACAGTTTAACTACAACTTCTGCACAATTATGTTTATATGGATTAGAATCTTATCCGACACAAAATCCGACACAAATTAATAAAGATAATCTTTTATTAACTTTGCCAGGTAATTCAAATTTGACCTTACCAAATTCTGTAAATGTTGCATTTTCTAAAGATGTATCGACTCCATTTAATAAATTAGTAAATACTAGTTTTCCAGCAGTTTGTTCTATTTGGCGATGTGTTGATAGTGATTTAAATACTAAATATGTTTTATCACCAACATCAAATGCTATAGTTAATATAACAGCAACAAAATCAATTACAATTTATGGATATACACCAACTACTACAACTACAACTTCTACTATTGCTCCAACTACTACAACTACTACAAGAGCAGCAACCACCACTACCACTACCAGAGCAGCAACCACTACTACTACAACTACGCCTTAATTAATAAAAATATGAAGAGTTAATATATTAATATTAACTCTTCATATTTGGGAGTTTGTATATGGTTATATTGTCACCTTTATTTGAAGAACATTATTATCAAACTGAATTAGAAAAATTTGGTTATGAAATATCTATTAATGAAGAAATATATCTTGAACAAGATGACTATAATATATTTTTTGAATATCTATCTGAAGGATTTACACTAGATCAAAATGCTAAAATTAAATTAGCTGGTAATAATAAAGTAAAAGAAGCAAAAAGTCGATTACAAGATAATTTAAAAACAAAAACATATGAACCAGGATTTTTGCGTAGATCAATAGACAAATTTGGAGCAACTACTACTGGTGGTTTTATTAATAGGGGATTAAATTCTGATTTATTAAAACCGGTTGTTAATAGAATTAAATATGGCATAGCTGATAGAGTAGCAAAAAATAGTGGTCTCAGAATAGGCAAAAATCTTACTAATATTAAAAAACAGCAAGAAGAAGCTGTGGGTAATGCATTTAATAAGAAAAAATTTAATACAAATTTTGATAAACATATAACAAAATTAGATAAAAATTCTAATAAATTAACATGGGCATTACAATATCGAAGAGCCCATGAAAGTGAAGAATCGTCTGCAGCTCGAACAGAGCGAGAGAAAAAAGCAGAGGCTTTAAAAACTGCTAATACACCACCACCTAATACACCACCACCTATTAATAAAGTTAAAACACGCCGGAAAAAACAAACTTTTGATCCACAACAAAATCCACCACCTGTAATTCCACAAACAAATACAACTGCTCAAAATATTAGTAACTCCATAAATAAACATTTTGTTAAATATTAGCATATTTATAAGTGAGGAAAATATGATAGCTCTAACACAAGCACTAACTGAAACAATACATTCTGGATACGTTTTAGATGGTCGATTAGGAGTAGAAAATTTTGGTAAAGAAATTAAATATGACGAATCTTCTGGTAATATTGGAGAAGATACTGATCCTACTACCGAAGATAATGATTTCACCCCTGGTCAATCTTCAATATTTAAATTTACTGGAAAGTAAAATATGATAATATTATCTCCTTTATTTGAAAATAATATTAATGGAAAATGTTTAAAACGTTCTATAAGTGAAATTAATAAAAATGGTGGAAATTTAATAATGGGGCCATCTGGACAAAAAGGGGACACCGCTCATTTTTGGGTAGAAAGAAATGGCAAAATTATTGATCGAACTAAAGAAGCAGTAAGTTCTAATTATGAATATAATGGAAGACTTGTTAATATGTCTAATGTTTTGAAAGAATTAAAATCATCTAAGTGAGGAAAATATGATAGCACTATCTCCATTATTTGAAATTAAAATTCCATTTAGTGATAATCTTGCCGAAATTCTTAAAAATCCAAAAGTTCAAGAATTTATCCATCTTTCTAAAAAATTAGTAGATAGTGGAGAAGAAGCTTTAACTTCACAACAACAAACTAAATATCGAGGAATGTTCGAAGATGAAGCGGTAAAAGATTATATAACTGCTACTGCTAAAACTGGAGAACGTGATGGTTGGATACGTGGTGGAATTTTAGGATTTTTAACAGGTTCAGCGACTTCTTTATCTGCGTTTGCTAATGACGTTGGTGGATTACCTTTAGCTGCATTAACTTTATTAGGAGGAATAGCTGGGGGATTTATTGTTGGTTATCCAGTTTCCAAATTACTCTCTATTTTAAGGAAATGGCGAGCAGAAGATAATGTTGTTAAGTTGGCTAAAGTGGGTGGGAAAATCGGTGGAACTGTACCATTTGTTACCACCAATTCTAATATAAGTACTTTTTAAAGGATCTATTATGATCTCTGTTATTAATTTTTTTGAAAATCAAGAATATCCTTTATATGAATCTGAATTTATTAAAAATACCACTAAAGATATTGTTAAACAGTATAAAATAAAAATGAATGAATTAACTCAGAAATTAATTGAAGCGAAAATTGATTTAAATAAAACAAATAAAATAATTAAAAATCATAGTAATAAATTAAAAGAAGAAATTGGAAGTGGAAATATTAATTCTTTAAGAACACATTTTATTCAAATTTTAGATGAAATAAAAGAGTCATCAATATTTTTACAATTAACTAAATCTATATTATTGATATATTTAGTTTATATTTTAAATACATTTTTAATTAATTCAATGATAGAATTTGGAATTGAGCCTACAATATCTTTTATTATTGGAGCAATTTTTATTTTTCCTTTAATTGAAGAAACTAGTAAATTCTTTTCTATTAAACAAAAAATGACTGGTATTTATTATTTTGTTTTTAATTTTTTTGAATATTCTTTATATTTATGTAAATATTTATCATTAGGAGCAATGCCAATTGCTTTAATTATTAGTAGAATAACATCAATGATAATGCATGCTGTTACCACTGGAATCCAATGGAGTCATAAAAATACTTCTCCAAAATTAGGTTTACTATTAGGAATTATTGTACATTCATTATGGAATTTTTTTGCAGTGTTACCACAAATACTATCATCATTTTTAATAGATGAAAAACAATTAGGAAATAAAAATGGAATTAATCAATAAAGAATTTATAGGGAAGGTCTTACCAGATAAAGACATACTTAATCAAGGTCGATATTATGTTCATATACCAGAATTACAAACTAATGTAGCTGAAAATATTGGTATTCCAGTTAAGAATCATGTTCATAATTATAGAGTAACACCTTCACAAGATGGAATTTATGGTTCTTATTTTCCCTTACATGCCAATACTATTGTAGTAGTTAAATTCTTTATCAATCATTTAAATTCTGGATATGTTGATCGAATAATATCTGATGTTGATCCTCAATGTTTACCATTTAAAATAGTTGATCGTGATAACTATTATCAGATTATTAGAACTCCTAAAAAAGATAATCTCTTTGTAATTTATGAAAGTGATACAGAAGCAAATATACCAAAAAATTCAATTCATCTTTATTTTAATGATAAAAGAACTGTAATTGTTATTGATGAAGAAGGAGTTACATTTAAGACAGAAGATAATTTGCGATTCAAAGCAAAAAAGAATATAGAATTTATTTCTGATCAAGAAATAAAAACATATGCAAAGAAAAATATTTCAACTTTAAGTGATCAAGAAATAAAATTATATGGAAAAACTGGAGTTGAACAAAAATCTGATATTATGATTAATTTAGAAGCTGTAACTATATCATCATTAGCAACTGCTAACAATAAAGTTCAAGGTAATGCTGGTGTACATTTATTAGGAGCTGTCATTCATCAACAGGGCGCTTTTGATGTTTATTGTTCTTGCCATGGTATGCCATTATCTCCAGGAGTTTCTGTACCAGCAGATCCTGTGCCTGCCATATCTAGTTTTGAAATAACGCCGAAATTAATTACTAAAAAAGAATATCCATATTTTGAAACAACGGGATAATTATGTTTATCGATACTATAACAACTTATTCGATTTTAGAAGAAACTGAATCTTTATCATTAGATCAATTAGTTAAACTTGGTCGAATAGATATGAATAGTGATAAACAATCTTTGATAAATAAAATTTTTCCAAGACCATTGGGAGTTTTAATTCAAGATTCCTATAATAATCCATTCTTTCCTATTCGACCCACACCAAGATTAGATACTTCAACAATGAATCTTTTAGAAATATATAAAAGATTTAAAACCCTTTATTCAGGTTCTTTTACTGATACATTTTTGCCTTGGCATTACTGTATTGAATTTGTAGGTAATACATATCAAGTATTTGCAACTCGGCCTATTGATATGAAATTTCCACTTTCCTCTATCCAAGCACAAAATAGAAAAGATTTTTGGAATGAAGCAACACAACAATTTATGACTGATAATATCTTTGATATAAACATGGCCATCCATGTATTAGTAATTGGTGATTCAAACTTTGATGTTTATCCGAATCCTTTTTATAATAAATTGTCAAGAACTTGTGTTGTTCCTTTTATTAGATATTTTAAATTACCCAATGCAGGATTACAACGAATCTTTTCATTGAATATGGGCAAGAACTTTGATTTTACTTATTTGTTAAATTATGTTGTTAAAGGATAAAAATTCTTAAGGAGACTATATAATATGATTAGTATTGGTGCAATGTTTGAGTTATCTACGAAGATGGCACGTGCTTTAGAACACACAGGGCATAATTATCTTTATGATTCTAAATTTAAAACTGGTGAGGATAAAGCTACTGCGTTAAAAAAGGCTAGTCAAGCATATTCACTTGGTATTAGAATTAATAAAAAATTTAATGAAAAGGAAATAAAATAAATTATTACCAGCATTAAGAAAATAAAAAATTCTACTTTTATATAGAAATAATATTTACAATTGCATTTCAATAAAATAAAAGGAGGCGGAAAAGTGTTCTTAGGATATGCTTTAAAAAATTACAACCCCAGTTCTGATAATACTTTTGACGTCTCATATAAATTATTACATTGTCATGCTTATAAAGATTTAGAAAAAGCTGCCGCTACCGATAACATTTCTATTTCAACAAAAACAATTAATTCCTATTGGGAAGACTTAAAGAAACATCATTTTGAAACTATCAATGGCAAAACTAATATTGTTAAAGGTTTATATTTATTATATCAAACTGCTAATGCTTTAGAAATTCACAATGATAGTGTATTACATTTAAAACAAAAACAGTTTAGAAATAAAATTCTATATCCTAATTTAGTATATATTTTAACTCAACATATACCTGAGACTAGAAAATTCTTACAAGCAACAATGTTATATATGTATAATTTTATCAAAAAGAAATCACCAAAACTAGTTAATTTATATGTGAATACTTTTTATTTAGATGAAGATATTATAAAACATCATGTTTTATATGAATTTTTAGGAAATGGATTAAAGAAATTTGATCCAATTATTATTGATAATGTTAATAGTTTTTATAGAACAATGTTCGGTAATATATTTCATTATTTTTTTATGAAGAAGCAGCAAAATTCAGTAATGGTTTCTAATTTCTGGAATATGGAAAGTTCTATAACTGCTACTTCATCTACTAGATTAAATATTTATCGAAATGTTTTATATGATTTACAAGTTGATAAATTTTATGAATCTTCGCCGGTATATTTACAATTAGGATATAACTATAGAATTTTTAGAAACATTATTGTTAATAATGAACTTCAAGATGTTTATATGAGTTCTGGAGCAAAAGATTCTTTTTCTATGAACAATAATGAATATAAATTACTTAAGATATTTAATGATGATATTATCAATACTGTATTATTAACGGAAATCAAAAAATTACCAATCATATTTAAATTACTTAAATGTGTACATTTAGCTAATCCAAAAATTAAACCATATAATGAAATGTTAATTAATCAAGAATTGGTCAAAGTTATAGTATATGAAGAACTATTATTTCCTTTCAAAAATGTATTTTCTGAAGGATATATACAGCCCATTTTAACTAAAATTTCTAATAATTTTGTAGATTCCATTTTATCTGGAGAGTATATAAATTTATTGACATTATCAAATGTTAGAATAGATCAAGTTAGTTTTATTGATCAATTAAGAAAATTTGTACGCATTTGTCTTAAACAAATGGATACATTAAATGTTTAATAAAAAGGATGTGATCTTAATGGAAGATATGACACAAAGTCAAATAGAAAATGATCAAATTGTTAAAGACATTGGACAAAGAACATTAACATTAGAAAGAGAAATTGATGGAATTAATAATTTGATTATGGATTTGAAAAAACATAAATTGAATATGGAAAGTGCTAATACATTAATTGATTCAATGATTAAAGGTGAAACCGATAAATTAAAAAAGATGAAATTATATGGGGTCATTAAAACTAATGTTGAATTATTAACTAAAATATATAGCACAATTGCTGAATTTGAAAATATTAAATTCAGATATCATAAAGAAATTGATGACGTCATATTAAACAAATATAGATTACTTAAAGATAAGATTAATAATAACAATGGATCTATTGAAGAATTTTTAGAAAAATTAGGCAATACATACGTTAATAAAAAAGATGCCGTTGCGGCATGTCAAGACGAAGTTTCTAAAGATAGTAAATATTCGCTATAACAAATTCTATTTAAGGAGAAATAAAAATGAGTGAAGAGTACGATGAAAATATTGATCTTGATGATGTAGAAGGTGACGTTCCCGATGACATTGATGATTTTGATCATACTTCTGACGAAAATGCACATCTCGCGCATATTCCTGATGGATTTGATATTGATGAAGATGAGATCGATATGATTCCTGATGACGAAGGTGATTTTAAAGAATTATTGGCTCGATTAGAAGGTGATGAAGAATCCGAAGATGATGAAGGTTCTGATGAAGAAACAGACGAAACAGATGAATTAGACGATCTATAATATGGAAGAGAAAATTGATCTTGATAAAATAATTCGAGAATTTTTAGAATTGAATGAATCTGATTCCACTGAAACAACTACACGTAAACTTATACGTGATGAAAATGATTGTCCTTGTTGTAATTTAAAAGGTTTATTTGAAAAATAAAAAGTGTGAGGCGAAATAAAAATGGCAAGAGCAAAAACAGAACAGACTATAATTCAAAGTTCTGCCGAATATGAAGCAGCAGATTCTAGTATTGCGGAAAAATTATCATTGGCCTTTGATGCTGTTATAACTAAGAATTTTGGATTTGCTCGAGCACCGGCACCTTATTTAACTCCATTTGGTATTAAACATTTGGATGCATTATTAGGTGGGGGTTTTGTATCATCTGCTCCCATCGTGCTCACATCAACTCCCGAAACTGGTAAGAGCACTCTAGCCTTCCAATTCAGTTCTATTTTTCAAGCATTATATGCAAATTCAATTGTTGTCTATATTGATATAGAAGCTTCGGGAAATACATCTCTCGCTCAATCTGGTTTATCCCGGGTGAGAATATTTGGAATTGATGATAAACGTTTTCGGTATGAGCCAGTACTTTTAAATGTCCAACAGTTATTTGCACTAATAGAAAATTTATGCCAAGTTAAACAATTATTTGAACAAAAAACACAGAAAGAGTTTAAGCTCTGTATATGTTGGGATTCAATAGCTGCAACTCCATCTAGTAAAACAGAGGCCGCTGAAGATCATAATAAAATTATTGGTTTTAAAGCTAGAGAACTATCATTTTGTCTTGAAAAGTATTCTCCTCTTTTTGCCCATAATAGAGTAACATTCTTATGTATTGATCAAGTTCGAGCGAATTTGCAACTCGAAGGTCAATATGTAGCTAAAGAAAAATCCGTTGGTACTTTTAATGATTATAAAACTGCATCATCAATAGCTGCTCTCAATCATAAAGTTTCACAATGGCTATATCTCTCTAAACGCGCAGCTATTACTCCAGATGATAATATGTCGATCAATGGTTGGTTTTTATCGATCTTCACAGAAAAGAATAAAATAGCGCCGAGTCAGGAATCGATTACTTGTGTATTTGATAAACGAACTGGGCTACATCCATTTTGGAGTGAATTTACTTTCTTAAGTGAAATGACACGTTCTGAAATGAAATATTTTAAGAAAGATGAGAAAAAATTGCCGTATCCATTAGCAATTTCCAAAGCAACAGCACAACAATATCAATTAGAACTTGTAGATCCTTCTTCTGGTGCTGTTCAATGGACTTCTGATAAGTTTTTTAAGAAGGATGCTTATAAGAAATATCAAACTGATGAAAACTTCAAAAAAGCATTCGATGCTATTATGACAATTTCTGTAGATCAACGAATCAAAAAAGGTATATTTGAAATCTCTCTTTTGGCCGAACGACAAGGAATTAAAAAACCTGAAGTTTTACCAGATGAGGATTTAGATAATTTTAATGATATTGATATTCCTGAGGAAAGTAATCAACCATTACAAGATCCTGAAGGTGATGAAGAAATTGTAGAATCTCTTATCGAGTAAAGGATTATTATATATGAACTTTCCATTTTTAAAAATTATTAGCGAATCGTATGTTTTAGATAATCCTGGAATTAATGTTACTCAAGAACAAGTTTTCAATGAATTAACTTATATAGCAAAAACAATACAACAAGAAGACCCAGGGTTATATAATGAAATATATGAATTAGAAAAAGTTAGACAACAACAATTATTAAAATGTTATATTGACAATATTTGTGAATCTTCTGATTTAATAACAAATGATGCTTATATAACAGAAGATCTTGATGAAGCAATTAATGAATTTGTAGATCTTACTATAGTTTTAGATTATCAAACAATTTTAATTTCATTATCAGCTATAATAACAATGCTCTCTGCTAAACCTTTGACAAAGTATATTTTTAAAGCCGCTTCTATTGTTGGTAAAGGATTAACATCATTAGGAAAATCATTATCTAAACAAGGTAAGTACGCTACATTACGGTATTCAATTATTCAAGAAAATTCTCGTCGTTGTTATGTTAAATGTGGTTTAACTGATATGTCAAAATTACATTTAACTGCTTATATGGGGATTAAACAAAAAACAGATTTAATTCCAGCAGTTTCAAGAGAACAAGCTTGGTGTTTACGAGATTGTTTTCTTGATAGTGTAATTGAAATAATTGCTTTACATATGGAAAACTATTTTGCTTGTCTTAAAAAGACTGGTGGTAGTGCGGCAATATCTCAAACAGATTCTGATGATATAATGAGAATGATATCTAATGTAAATTTATCAACTGCTTGCGAAGGTTTTTATAAAGAGGCTAAAAAAGGATTAGATGATTTTTATTCAACTATAGATTTAGTATTTGATAAAGCAGATGATGATAAAAAATTACTTTGGGTAAATAAATTAAGATCTAGAATATATGATGCAAGAAATGAAGTAAAAAAGCCTTCATTTCCACAATCAAATAATCAACCACAATTTCAACAAAAATCAAATCAACCATTTCAAAAATATTCTAAATAACTATTTTTAGGGGGAATTTTAACAATGTTATCTACTTCAACTCTTCGTATGACCAAACAGAGTAAATTTAATATGCTTGCTGGCTCTTTTGCTATTCATATTGCTCGACAGAAAAAAGATCCTCTTTATGAAAAACTTATTCGCTTTAAGAAAGCATATCGTTTAGTTAAAAAACAACTTATTTCTAAATATGGTAGTCGTGGTCAGCAGGCTGCACGTCAAGCAGCAATGCATACTGGTGAAACTAAGTAAAATTTTAAGAAATTTAAGAAAATGGGAAGGTACTTTTACCTTCCCATTTTTCTTATAGTCAAGTTATATATAGAAATTATAATTTTGCCGTTAAAAAATAAAAAATGAGGAGTGAAGATGAGTGACCTGAATAATCTGATGGACATGCTTAAATTACCAAATACTGAAGAAATTATTAATAAACCACAGGTTGATTCTTTTTCACAAATACCTCCTAAATTACAAACACCAACTATTTATAAACCATTTGACATTTCAGTATTTCATAAAGAATTACAATCCAAATCTTCTATTAAAAATAAATTATATAGAGAAACATCAGAGAATATTAATGCTTATGATATATCAACTAATTGTATCATGGATATAGTATATAAACTATCAAATAGACCAGTTGAATGTTTTGCTGACAAATGGTTGCCAATATTACTAAGGGGAACTATTGGAACAGCAATTCACGAATTCATACAGACAAATAGCGATCAATTTACAGAAAATGAAATATCTATTAAAATACCATCAATAAGATTTTCTGGTCGTATGGATAATTTAATAGGACCAGAAATACTTGTTGAAATTAAAAGTTGTCCATATGTAGAATATCAAAAGATCATTAAATCAAAAAAACCAAGACCTGCTGATTTTTATCAGGCTATAACATATAAATATATATTAAAAAATTATTTAACAGAAGCAAAAAACCCATCTATTAAAATTAGAGAAGGATCAAGAAAACCTAATTTAGATTATTATGATATTCGCAAAGTACAATTTATTTATGTTGCTCATGACATAACAGCAACAGATGTTGAAAGTTTTGCCGAGATGATACAAAGAGTAAAGGATATTAAAAAAGCATTAAATTCTAAATCAGATAGCTTCTTTTTTATGACAACATTAGTTGTTGATATTCCAGATGAAATATCAAAACCATATGAAGATTATATAGAACAAAAAATCAAAAGAATTAATTGGTATTTAGATAATAATAAATTTCCATTAAATGATGATCCTTATATAGATAAAACAAAATGTTACTTTTGTTTATATAAGAAAAACTGCGACTTATTGAAATGAGGTTAGTATGCTAGTTATTTGTGAAATTTATAAACAATTAAAACGTGCAAATGGAATTATTAAAACTCATGGTAAACATTTATATAATACGGAACAAAGTATTAATTATAAACATAAAATCAAATCTCCTAAATTAAAATTATCAAAAAAAGATTTTCATCATGTCATTAAAAATACAGTACGTGAACTCAGTCCAGAAGGTGTGACTAGTATATTAGTACCAAAGATTATTAGTGCAATTAAACATTGACATACTAATGGAGATTAATTTCTCCATTAGTATTTTATTTTGGGGGTTTTGATGGATATATTATGTTTAGAGCATTATGAACTTCCTTTATTTGAAGTTTCGCCATATCGAAGTTCTATTTTAAAAAAGATTGATAAAGATTTTGCCGAATTAAAAAAAGATAATAGAAATGTACAAATAAAAAAAGATATAATTTCTAATATTAAAGAATTTACTGGTATTAAATCCGTATTATTTAGTGTTAAAAAAGATTATTTCAATGCTAGTGTTATTCCAGTTTATAATAGAGCTTTATCATTAGATTTATTAACTGTATGTAAAAAATTTGAAGCTGGTGAATCAATTTCAGATTTAAATGTAGTTGAAGAACCATCTAAATATATTGATAAGTTAGTTATTATTTTTGGTAATACCTTAATAAAGCAATTTACACCTCGAGAGTTAACTGCTATCTTATTACATGAATTAGGACATGGTTATATACATACATCAAATTTACCTCGATTATTAGTTACTTTATTTGATAAAGTTGGAAGAGTTGGGGGATTAATTACTAACTCTATTTTGTGGTTTTTAAAAATACTAACATTCAACGTTAGTCTTTTTTTTACTATGATTTTTGCTTTAATAACAAGAACAGCTACTTTTTTTGAACATCAAGGTGAATTTAAAGCAGATCAATTTGCTGCTAAATATGGTTATGGCGATGAAATGATTAAAATATTATATAAATTTCATAACTTTTCAAAAAAAGAAAAAGATAAACAAAATTGGTTAGTTAAAATTTTAAATTATTTATCAGAAGTATTAAGACCTTCTAGTCATCCAGAAGACATTAAAAGAATTATTAAAATATCAGAAGTAATGATGACTGATTATAAGAAAATGTATCCCCAATTATCTGATGAATTATCTATTATTTTAACGGATATTAAAAAACAAATATAGTTTAAGTAAGAGCGAGGTGATCTTGTGAATGTTACAGGAATGAGATTATATTCTTCTGCTGTATCTGGTATAAGGCAACCAGAAAAATTATTAGATAGTAGTGATCGTTTAGTTTTTATTTTTCCAATTTTAATTGCTAATAAAACATCAGCTACAACTAGTATGCCTTTAGAAACAATATTAAGAGATTTTATTTCTATTACATTTTTAAAAGAACTATTTGTACAAAATACAATTAGTATTATTAAAATGGCTAATGAAATTCAACCATTGGCTGATGATAGAGATGATTTATTTAATGCAAATTCAACACACAATAAAGTAGCAAATTCTATGAATACTGCATCTGGGCAAGTTCAAATAAATCAATCTGGATTAACTTTTCTTCCTAGTTTTGGTGATCCAAAACATCCCGACTATAAAATTAGTCCACAACATGCAGGATCAATTCAACAAAAGATTAGAGAAAAGACAGCAATTATTACTAGACATATTAAAACTGATCCGAAATTAGCTCCATTAAGGCCTGTTGTAGAAATGATTACTTTAGGTAATTTAATTGATGTTCCAGTGATTGTTGGTACAAAAATTCAACAACTTGATACATTGACATTACTTCATATTTTGATGGTTTCTATTAGTTTAAAAAAGCCTATATATGAAAATGGAAAAGATAATCTTGATGAAATATGTCTGAAACTAGAAAATTTAAAAACAGAAGATTATTGGAAATTATTAAACGAATTATTGCCTAAAGAAAAAGAACCGGAACATAAAATGAGAGAAAGAATGACAGAATTTATTGATCGTCATAGTTCTCTCAAAACAATAAAAACAACTACGACAAAAGTTGCGACAAAAATTTTTAGTCCTATAAAAAGCATATCTACTAAAGCTGATAACTATACAAATTCCGATCCAGAATATTCAAGAAGCTTTGATATTTTAAATACTATAAAGAGTAAATTAAATGAAACTAAATTATTTTTACGATTTAGTTTAGATGAAAGATTATTAAAAAGTCAATATGGTATTAAAACTTCATCTGAAAGAAGTCATATTTCTGAGATGGTCAATATAAAAATTTCACCACATTTAGATAAAATGTTAATGTTAACAATATCAAATTTTTCAAGATCTTTAGAATCTACAGGATCAATACCATTACATTCATTATTTAATATTTTATATCCAATTCAATCTGGTAGTTTTGGTTTACCCCCAGAAGATTTAAGTTTTACTAAATTAAAAGCTGATATTTTTGATGATGATTTATTAACTACTATTGAAAAATTAACAACTCAAAATATTGGAAGTGCATTAATTCATTCTCTTAGTTCATCAACTCCAGATACTACGAAACTAAAAATGTTTAAAAACTTATCAGGTATTGATTTAAGTGATGATTTAAATAAAATGAATTCATTATTTCAAGAAATGGATTTAAGTTCAAGAAATTTTAGTTGGCAACATTTTGAAATATTTAATACTAATTTAGATAAAATATCTTCAAATTGCAATGGATCAAATGTTAAATTTGAAAAAATCATTGGTGAATTATCACCGGAAATAAGAAGTATACTTCAATCTATAAAAGCTCATATATCAGATTCATTAAGAACATTTTTTAATAAAATAACTGAACAATACACTCCTGATATTCAACCAAGAATATTATTTGTCGGAAATGCCCAGAAGATAGATGGTGAAGATTTTTCAAGATTTAATTCAAATGTTGAAAATGTTAGAACTCAAATGATTCCAGCAAATGTTGATTATTTGACTAACATTTTTTATTTTTTATTTTTATATCAATTTCAACATACTTTATTTAATATTGTACGGGCAACTGATATTGAATTAGAAACAACAACTAATGATGTTACTACTTGGCCAAATTTTACTTTAGTTCTTCCAGTAGAAATTGTTGTTGCTTTACATGCGGCATTAATGTCCAAGACTTGGGATACTATATTAAGAACAGCTGATAATAAATTATTAACTAATGAAGAAATCGGCAAAAAAACTATACTTGCCCCAAACGATACTTATATTAAAGGTGTTGTTAAATATGTAGGTAGATTATTAAATATTCCTAATCTTATTGTAGTTGATAGTAAAAAGAATGATATCTATTATAAATTAATGTGTAACTCTTCAATTAATAAAACAAAAATAACTACATTGGAAACTTTTGTAAAATCTAATTTAGATATTCAATTTTAAGGAGAATTAAAATGCTGCAAGTAATTAACGAACAAGAACAATATGATGTTATGACCGCCTCTAGACGAGCATTAGAACAAATTCAATCAGAACGGGAAAAGAAACCATTATTTGACGTATTAAATGAGTCATATCAAAAGGCAAGTGTAGGTGCGCAACTTTTTGAACCTTATGATCAACTTATTTGGGAAGGTAAAGTAAAGGTCGATATGTTATATTTCGATCAGTTTATTCAGAAACTTGAAGAGACTGAAACACTACAAAAAGCTTTTGGTGCTTATTTTAAAAATATTCGAGAAATTTATGAATTTGTTAACATTCGACCAGAAATTTATGGCAATGGTTTAACTTATGCTATTTTTGAAAAATCTAATGAACAAATTAAACAGAAAGTATCTGGTATTATCTATGAATATTTTGATAAGAATTTTTATAAATTAGATACTACTCAACGAAAGAATAAATATTTTGATTTAAGTAGCGAATATTGCAAAACTTTAATATCTGAAGGTGTTAATCCAGACGAGGCTATTTCTTTTAGTGTTAAAACTGTAATTGTTGAAGGCTTATTGACTAAGATTGCATTTCCATTTTCTGCGTGGTCTCGTGTAAAATATCTTACTGAATCACCTGATTATGGTCTTATTTTTGATCAACATGAATTGGTTAGTCTTGTTGAATCATTTGAAAATAAAACAAAGGCATTTTCTAAAGTTATAGCCGCAACAATTTAATAAATTAATTGAGGAGTATAATCGTGTCTATAACGGATCTATATAAGCAGATTGATAAGGAAATGACATCTGATCCAACATTATCTAATAAAGTACATTTGGAACTAAGTAAATTAGTTTCTGCCGCATACTCCCAATCAATGACATCTGATGAAGGATATTGTTTTAAATTTCTTTTACCTATGACGGCAGTGAGTAATTTAATTACTTTATTAAAAATAGATGAACCAACAATGAAGGAAACTTTTGCTAAAGAATGGAGTTTTCCTGCACATGCTATAATGTATAATGATCCATATTATCAAGTTTTATTATTGTTAATGTATTATGGTATGAAAAAGAATGATACACAATTAATAAATAATAGTTTTTTAATTCTGCTTCTTAAGTTATGGAATGGTCGAAAATATTTATATTTTAAGTATTGTGATAAAAAGATTATGAATTATGTTGTGACACATATGGTTAATAAAAAACACAATGTGTCTAAATATGATAGTCCATTAGCATTATTAAAAGATTATTTTGCACCAACACTTTTAAAAAAATATCAACCTGAGATTTTACATAATCCTTTGAGATTAAAACAATTATTTATGCAAAGTTGGTGTAGAATAGATCAAATGTTTGCTTTTAATCCAAAAACAAATATTGATACTGGAGAAAAAGAAAATCAAGGGGGATTACTTCCTCTGTATATGAAGGCCAAAGAACAAGGTTTATATGTATCACCACCTTCTATTATGAAATCTGATGATGATGAATCTTCTTCTGGTTTTGAACAATATGCTACAGTTCATAAAAGAGATGAAATAGTATCTTCAACAGCAGATTATATAACGATGAATATTAAACCACAATATACAACAGGTTTTATTTCTGATGTTAATACTAGTACAAAAGTATCTAGTAAAGTTATTGATAAAATTTTATCTAGTTTACATAATCATAATTATTATGATTTAATTCAAGATATTATTATTATGATTTTATCTAGAACAAATGTTAATGATAAAAATGATATATGTCAAGCTGATTTTAATATCAATGTTAAAAAGAATATTGTTTCTTCTAAAAATAATGATGATGTTAAAAGAATTCAGACATTATTAAATTTATTAGCTAATAAAGTATTTGAAAATGATCTTAAATTAGAGTATAATAAATATAGTAATGCACAAAAAATGCAAATATGTAATGTTATTCTTTATGGAATTATATTCAATTTAAGAAAACATAACTGTCAAGGACTTTAATATAATATCGGCAAGATCTTTATAGGTCTTGCCGATATTTTTAAAATGAAAAAGAGGTGATTAATTTGAGCTTATTATCAGCATATAATACCGTCAATAACGTTATTGGTGCTTTAGATGATTTTATGGGCATACAAGTTCAGACATTAAGTGATTATGTTAATATGACATTTCCTGCTGATGATTTTATTTCAACTCCAGCAGTTAATTATTTTAATCAACAACTATATAGAGATTTTAATCCAGATATAAATGGTTATACATTATGTTTTTTAGTACCTCCTGATTTATCAGGTTATAGAATGAATAGAAATGGAAATCAAAATAATATATATAGTCAAACTGATCCAACAAGTTTTGTTAGTAGAATGGGAAAATTAATGTGCTTTGCAGCTATCGATTATACTCCACCACAAAGTCAAGTAACATCTGATACTATTAAAGCAAGAACCGGTGGAATTGCATATGCTAGTGAAGTTAATGAATCAGAATCAGTTTCTATTACACTTTTAGATAATGCGGATTTGGAAATTTATGGGTTTCACCATTTATGGATAGAATATATTAGAGAAATATTAGAAGGTTCATTAGGACCAGATCCTCAATATTATCAAAACACAGATGAAAATTATTCATCTTATTATTCTATTGATTATGCTGCTTCATTATATATCGTTAAATTTTTTCCTTCAATGAAACAAATGAAATTTATGGCAAAATGTACAGGTATATATCCACAATCAATGCCTTCGAAAGAATTAATAGGTTCACGTGGAGCAAATGAATTAACAACTTTGCCGTTTACTTATTTTTGTTCTAATTATAGAGAAGTTATGATTCAAGAAGCCCATGCAGGTGAACCAAATCAAGTTTTTTGGATTATAGAAGAATTGGCAAATATAATTTGGCCAAGATTTACTCAACCACAACAACTTATGCCAAATGGCGTTAATATGATTAATGGTGCATTAAATTCTTTTGCTAATATGTATAATAAAGCAAGTACTATAGTTAAAATGGGTAGTAATATCACTGGTTTTAAACTTCCTATTTTTAAATAAAATGATTGGACGAGGATAAATATGTCTTTACCTTACACTACACCACAAGAATTTGTATCTCATTATTTAAAATTATTACAACAAGATCTTGGTACTTATAATATTCAAGTTAGTAAAGTTGGTTTTGTTGGATATTTATTAAATATTCTCGGTTATACTAATTTTGATATTAAAAATTATTATGATTCACTTTTTATTGATGCTTTCGTTGCAACAGCACAAGATGATGAAAGTTTATTTATACATTCATCTATTTATGGTTATTATCCAACTTATGCTACACCAGCTACAGCTACAGGAACATTAAATTTTGACATATCAAATGCATTACCGCAAAAACAAGCAACAACAAGAAAAAGAGAAATACTCATTGGATATTATATTGATAAAAATAAAGGTGCGATTAGTTATACACCATCTTTTAATATTAATGGTTATGCTTTTGATATTAACACTACTTTTTATAAATTTGTAGCAGAATATGATAGTGCTGATAATGCTAAATATTATGCAGAAGTTTTAACAAATGGTGGAATTACAATTATTCCTTCACCAACTTCAAATATTTCTGTACCCTTATTTTCAACAATACAAGAACAATTACAACAAACAATATTTACTATACCAAATTATTCGTTTGGTTCTTTTTATACATATTCATTTACTATTAATGTTGGCCAATTTTTATCTGGATTGGATGTTTCTATTTCAACAGATGGAAAAACTTGGACTCCTTATGAAGTAAAATATGTAAAATATTTAGAATCAGGTTCTTCTAAATGTGTTTTTTTAAGAAAAATTACTTCACAACAGTTTATGTTAGAATTTGGTTCAGGTAATAATGGGCAGTGGGTAGCTAATACTCAAGTTAAATTATCTATTCATTATTCACAAGGATCAGCTGGCAATTTGATAAATAAAACAAATACACAATCTTTACTATTGACTGATTATACTGTATTATATACTGATTATAATTCTGATCTTGAATCTTCACAAATGAGTTCAGTTTTACAAAATCCAATTGTATTATTAGATTATTCATCTGGTGGTAAAGATCCATTAAGTGGAGAAAATTTAAGAGATGAAATTATACGGTTTATTCAAACAAGAAATAATTTAATAAGTGAAATAGATTTTTATAATATAGCAACAACATTTTTAACTGATTTTAAATTTTTATTTAAGAAAGTTCAAGTTGTTGATAATACTTTTTATTTATGTAGAAGTTTTAGAGATAAAATGCAAGAATTATGCTTAACAACTACTTTAACTCAAGAAATTATGAATATAGATTCTATAATGCGATCTGATACTCTTAGTATTAATTTAACTAATGTTGGTTTGCAACCAAACTCATTCTATTATTATATGTTAGCTTGTAAAAATGAAAATGGATCTATAGTTCAATCACATATAATAGAATGTAATCCAGGGTCTAATTTAGCAATTGCCACTTTTTGGTTATCTGTAGATAATATTTATTCATATCGTTTATATTCTGGAACAACAGAAGATAATTTAACACAATACTGGGATTTCCGTTATCCAGATACTTGTTATGTTGATTCAGGTGTTTCTGGAAGTAACAATGAAGATGAAATAATTTATGTTAATGCCTCTACTACTTTAGATGATATTGATGGTACAATTTCAACTGGTGAATATGAATATATTATTGTTGCTAAAAATGAAGAAAATGAAGATATTAGAGTAGTTTTAACAACAGTAACTATTGGTACTGATGAAAATAAATCTATTACTCTTACTTGGAACCATATAAGTGGAGCAATTTCTTATATTTTATATAGAAATTCTGCCGCTACAATAATGTATTGGATTGTGCCTCCTCTTGGAAATATTGTTTCATATAAAGATAATGGAACTTTAGGAATATTAATAAATTCAGTTCCATATTCATTACCAAAATTACATGCAATTCCTTGTAATGTTGGTTTTAATTCATCTGAAACTTGTTCTTATAAAGTTGTTGCTTATGATCAATGGGGAAAAACTAAACCTTCTGATGTATTAACAATTTCACTTAATCCATTTTGTAATGCAATAACTTTAAATTGGCAATATATAGAGAATGCTGTTTTTTATAGAATTTATGGAAGAGATTTTATTAGTTCGACTAACTATTTTTGGGATGTATATGCGCCGATAACCACATTCACCGATATTAATTATAATTTAGATATTGATCAAATAAAAACAATTTTACCAGAATTTATTTATACTCCTAATATTGAACAAATAAATTATAATTCAGGATTAAGTACATTAGTTTATAATCCAACATTTGAAATAAATAGTAAGGTTTTTATAAGTCCTTTCTTATTTATGGGTAATAATAATTTGGGTTATTTCAATAGTTATATTTTAAAAGAAAGTGCTCAATTATTATTTAATAGTATTATTCCGGGTATGCCCAATGATGAAGCTAGTGTAACTAAAACTTTATCAAGTGGATATATTATACCTAATATATATTTAAATATATTATATGATACAACTTTAATGATAACAGATATACAAATTTTATCATATCAAGATATTAGCACTATTGAATTTACAATTTTTATTCCAGGAATAACTGCAACTGCAGAAATAATGACAGTGCAAAGAGAAAATCCAAATATTTTTGAATTTCATTATTCTAATCCAAATACATATGGTTTATTTTTAAAAGAAATAACTATACAATGTATTGGTGTAGAGAAAAAATCATCTTGGGCCACGATTGTAAATGGAAAAACAATTTATCCAACATTTACAGCAATAACTTCAGCACATTCACAATTGCTAGATATAAGTGATCAATTAATTTTATATAAGTATCGAGATTTTAATAAAGAAAATCAGATCAAGGATTATTTAATTTGTATTCCAGCAATATCTTCAACACTATTTAATACTGATAAAAATTATTATATTGATAAAATTTATAATTTTATTAGTAGTGCACAATTAACTGGCAATAGAATGATTTCAGATACGGTACATTGTAGTTTTTTAAATACTAATTTAATTTCTTCGCCGGATATAGAATCTATTTTTTTACAAGGTGGTAATATTTATTCTTCTTTTAATTATAAAAGATTATTAAATTGTCAATCAGTAATTGATTTTCCACCATTTTCTAATACTGATGGTGTTAGATATGTAATTTCTATTAATATACCACAAATTACTTCAACTACAACTATTGATGGTACTACAACAGATGGCACTACTACAACAACTACAGTTATACCTAATTTAAATACACCAGATGTGTTTAATGGAAGAGTTAATCAAATAGCTACTTATATTAGTCAAACTAATTCATGGGATTTTTATATCCCACAAATTAATGATGTTTATTTAAATCTTGAAGAAAATATAACTTATACTTGGGATGGAGTTAACTGGGTGAATATGCCACCAATACAACTTCCTCTTAAATTAAAAGTTGATATTATTATTGATTCAAGTTATGTTCATCGATATGCTATTAATATAGCAATAGAAATTGAAAAAATTAAATTAATGTTAGCACAATATTTACAACAAATGAAAACAGGAACCAATGTTAAATTTTATAATAGTCAAGTGGCAGAAATAATACATATAAATAGACAGTATATTAAATCAGTAGAAGTTTTTATAACTGATTCAAATATTTTACCTAATGAATTAAATAATGGAATTGAAATTAAAAGTGATGATAATGCAATTTTATTATCTTTTAAGAATAAGATTGACGTTGTTAAATATGTACCAGTTTTAATTTATTGGGATATTAATAATATTTTATTAACTACTACAATGATTTAGAAAATATGATTACTGGTAGTGTTAATTCACTACCAGTAATCTAAAAAGGAAGATAAATGTTAAGACAACAAGTTATAGTACCAAATAAACAATTAATATTACCAGATAAACAAATTATAATTCCCTTTACTGATCCAACTTTAAAAAAAGATGATGTTCAAATTTTAAATACAATTCAGAAAAATAATCATGTAGACATTAATGATTATCGCGTAAGTGAGTGGGTGAAATGTAGAGCAAACCCCTTATATTTCATACTTAATTATGTATATCTTCAAGAAATTGGTGGTAAGATAAAATATGATGATAAGAATTTGCATTTAAAACTTAGACGAGTTGTTCGTATAATTTTTAATTTTAAAATGTGTTTGTTTATGGCTAGTAGACAATTAGGAAAATCTAGTATAGCTGCAGCGATCTTAGCTTGGGCATCTATATTTTTTCCTAATAATCGAATTGTTATTCTTAACTTTCAAAAATCAGCAGCACAAGAAAATCTTAAGAAAATTAAATTTATTATAAAACATCTTCCTTTATGGATGCAAGTTAAAGATGCATCACGCAGTGAGATGAAAACATATTTAGAATTACAGAATGGTTCAAGAATAGATACATTTTATCCAAGTTCAACTACTCCACCAGCAACATTAGCTCGTTCATTGACCATACCTATTCTTTATATCGATGAACTCGGGTTTATTCCACACATTGATTAAATTTAGTCACTTTCTAGAGCAATCTAGATCGAATAATTGGGTGAATTCGGTGGATCTCCGACCGTTTAAAGACGAGGATAATACCGAGCCAAGCTTCTAAGTTATCCGCGAAATAACTTAGTTGAAGGTGTAACGACTATTCCGTAAGGAAGTAGGTTCAAGCGAACCGAAGCGCCCAACATCCTTAGAATATTTTAAACATCTAAAATGAAAAGGAAATAAAAATGTTAGAACAAATAAATATTAAACCAAATAATAATGATGGTTATAATAAACAAAATTATTCACAAAATATTTTAGATCGATTTTGGTCAAAAGTAATATTCCCAATTAATTTAATAGACTCTTGTTGGATTTGGGATGCAGCTAAAAATTCTAATAAATTAAATCGAGATTATGGAATTTTTTATGTAAATTCTAATATTGGAAATCAAAGAGCCCATAGATTTGCTTATGAATATTTTTATGGATTAATATTGCCAAATTTGGAAGTTTTACATAAATGTGATACTCCAAGTTGTGTTAATCCTAATCATTTAAGACCAGGAACACAACAAGATAATATTAATGATATGATAAATAAAAATCGTGATAATAAAGCGGTTGGTGGTAATAATGGAAATTCTGTATTAAATGATGATCAAGTTAAAGAGATAATTACTAAAGTTTATAATAATCAATATTCTTCGGTACAACAAATATGTAAAATATATAATTGTTCTGAAATGGTAATTCATAATATTTTTCATCGAAAATTTTGGACACATATAACTGAATATATAACAGATATTGAACTAACTCAATTGAGGTGCAAAATTAATAGTAGAAATAAATTAACTGGTGATGATATTAAAAATATAAAAATAGATTTAAAAAACAATATTACATTTGGACAAATTTCTCAAAAATATAATATTAGTAGGACTATGATTGGTAATATTAAGCATGGAAGAAATTATGCAAATATAACTATTTAAATAATAAATAACCTAAGGATGATGAGATAGTCTATTCTGTATAGTAATATACAGCAGCTTAGAATTTATAAGCGGATAAGGAAGTCGCGAACCTTATCGAATGAAAAAGGAAATTTATGGCTCAGCCCAACCGACCTTATCTACTGCACGGGAACAAGCTCTTAAGAATGGTTATCCATATATGATATTTGGTACGAGTACACCAAATGGAGTAGAGGGAGATGGTAAATTCTTTAGTGACCTTTGGGATAGAGCAGTAGAATCTGATAATTTATTTGATTTTGATGAAGAAACTGGAATTGAAAATTGGATAGATGATCCTAAAGTAATAATAAATGATGAATCAAAAAACAGTTTTATAAGAGTAAGATATCATTGGAGTGAAAATGAAAATAAAACACTTGAATGGTATGAACAACAAAAGAAAGAACTTAACTTTGATAAACGAAAAATAAATCAAGAATTAGATCTATTATTTATTGGTGGTTCTAATTGTATTTTTGATGATGAAACAATACAAAGATTTGTTTATGTCAAATGGGATAATCAAATTGAATTATCAAATCAAACAAAATTAGATATTTACACTAATAATATTGATCCTCAAGATTATTATTTAGTAGGAGTTGATACTGCTTCATCTATTAAAGGATGTTTTAATGCTATCGAAATTTTTTCATATAAAAATTTTGAACAAGTAGCAGAAATGAATGTGCGACTTGCATCACTTACTAAATATGGTCAGACTCTTGATTCTCTATTTAGATGGTTATATAAAATTGTTGGATCTAGAATTATTTTGTGTATTGAGAATAATTCAATAGGCAAAGCAATTGTAGAACACTTGCTATATCATGTAACAGATATTGATTATACATCATATATTTATCGAGAAAAGGATAAAGAAGGTAAATTAAAAGATGAATTTGGAGTTGCAACAACTGCTGGTTCTAAGGAATTGATGGTTTCATTATTATATGATGCTATTAAAGATAAACCAGAATCATTACATTCGCAGAATTTTATTGCGCAATTAAGTGGAATTATTCGTACTGCTCGTGGTACTATTAAGAGCAGCGGCTTTAGCGATATGTTCATGGCTGCGGCTTTTTGTGCTTATGTTCGTAAACTAACTACTCTAGATATTTTGCCGCAGTTAAATTATAGTAACGCACAATTACAACAAGG